GCGGATTTCGAGGGAGCCGCCCACGCTGGTCAGCGCGTCGAGCTTGGCATCGGCGCGGATGTCGAGGTAGCCGCCCACGCTGGTCAGCGCGTCGCAGAGGATGTGAGACTTCGTGGGGATCACAAGGTTTCCTACGCGCTCTACCTTGGCCGCTCCAAACCTACGCGCCAAAGCCTCCCGACTACGCAGTTCGGCGTCTGCTGCATCAAACCATTCCGGCTTTAAATCTTGGTTGATCTTAAAATCATAAGATGCAAAATCCTCAAGCGTGCGAGTATTGGCCGATGGCACAAGTTCAACGCGCAGGATGTTCGTACCCTTCGCCCCATCCGCGTGCAAACCGAACTCGCGGATGATGGTCTCATGCGAGTCGGACTCGTGCCAAAACTCGCCATCTTTGGTAAGTACCGCACTAAAAAAGTTGCACATGATTGCGCCTCCGCGCTCCTTCTTCAAATTCTCCAGCCGTGCCAATGCCAGCCGCGCCATGCGCCTGAGTACCGCGAGCGGCACGGCCTGTACTTGCTTGCTCATTCCTTCACGGTATGGCTTCCGTCCGCCGCGTGTCTATGACTGTCATCACCAGGTGCTGTGACACGAGAGAGAATGCCGGCCACCGTGGAGATGCGCCAGGGCTTGCCGGTGCGCGTGGGATGGTGGAAGGCATTTAGAGCCTTGGCTATGCTGTCGAAGGTAACGCCCCTGACTGCGCGCATTTCTCGCATCCACGCCAGCGTCTCAGCTTCACCGGGCATGGTGCCGAATGCCTTCTTTCCGCCGCGCCGGTTGAGCATCTCCGAGGTCAGTTCCAGGCCGCAACGTGGGCAGAGGATCATAGGGTCACCGTACGAATGGCAACGAGCGTGCTCGGAGGGCGCTTGGCTGCGATCTCTTGCTCGAAATCGGCCAGTTCCCGGCGGATAGCGAACAGCGCGTTTACGAGCCTGTTTTCTTCGGCGCGCATCACGTTTCGGCGCTCGCGTTCATCCTCAGTTAAAACCCAGAAGGTCATATTCCTGCGCCTCCATGCGCTGTACTGCGGTTATGCCTGCCTTAATCGAGTTCCCCACGGCGAATGTGGACCAGACGTCAAGCGTTCTATGACCAGGTGCTTCTCACTTACTGATATAAGCCTGCGCCTATTCCGCAAACGTCTCAAGAGATATTTAACGCAAATAAGTGAAATAATTCGTGAAATCCCGCATTATGGTAAAATCAGGACGTGGACGCCCTGAAAACAACTCGCAAGCCCGCAATCCGCGTGCAACTCATCCTGCACACGGACATCGACGGCCTGCGCTCCGAGCGCGTGCTCATCATCCCGCCGGTGCCGCGGGTGCAATCTTGCACCGACATGCGCTTGAAAGTGCATAGAATCTAAGCAGGAGGACGGCAATGTCACGGCATCACGAGCACGAGATCGAGCGCCGTCTGGAACATATCGAGAAATTGGCTGAGCGCATCGAGAGGCAGATCGAGCGCCTATTGCACCCCAAACAACTCACCCGCGCCGTCGCGGTGCTTTTCACAGGAGATTTCACAATGGACAACGCTCTGGTTTTGAACGTCGGACAGACTTCAACCGCTTCGATTCAGCCGTTTCTGGCCGATGGCGTCACCCCTTCCGGTGGCGTTCTCTCAAACGTCTCGTACAGCTTTGCCGATCCCTCGGCGACCGTGGTCCTCAACTCGGACAGCGCCACCGCTACCGTCACCGGGGTGGCCGACTCTGCCGGAAATGCCGTGCAGGGCATCGCATCGGCTACCGTGACCGACACCGATGGCGTGGTTTCTGCCTGGTCGCAGGCTTTCACGATCCAGACCATCGGCGTGACCCCTCCCCCGCCTGAGCAGCTCACCCAGTCGATTGCGGTGCAGTTCAGCACCCCAACGCCGTAACCACATCCCCTAACCGGGGACACGCGGCGGGAAGCGCCTGATGCATGCGCCACCCGCCGCGCGATTATAATCATCGACATGAAGTGTGCTATCTGCGGAAAGATGGCGCTCTACCGCGTGCAATCGCAAGGATTCTGCGCCGAACATCGCAACCAGGCGGAACAGCGATCTTCCAAGCAAAGCGTCTCAGTCAGGAATGATTCGATGCTACACCTTCGGATGCACAAGCGTGTGATAGCATCGAAATTCAAGGCTCCAGAACAAAACTGACAAGCACGCTTGACACTGCGCTACAATGCAAATATGCCATCTGCGATTCAGTGGACTCCGGAAGAGAGCGCGCTTCAAGATGCAATCTGCGACGCCATTTCCACACAGCCGCGCGGAATGGGAGCAATCCTCGAAGAACTTGGAAACCCAATCAATCCAAGCACTTTCTATCGCTGGTTGCAGCAAGATGACGATCTCTGCAAGAGATATGCGCGCGCCAGGGCAGATCAAGCTCAGGTCATGGCGGATGAGATCACGCAAATTGCTGATACCACACAAGAAGGCGTGATTACCACCAAGAAAGCTGATGGCTCAGTCGAGATCAAGCGCGCCGATATGCTTGAGCATCGCAAACTGCGTATTGAGTCGCGGAAATGGCTTGCTGCGAAGCTGTTGCCGAAAGTGTACGGTGATCGCGTGCAGCAGGAGCACAGCGGTCCCGATGGTGGTCCGCTGCAATTCGTGACGCGTAGTATATTGGATGCAAAGGAGTAAGCCATGCCCAGCTACAACGCAGCCACACCGAGAGCAATATATCCCGGCAATGAGATCGCTCTTGTAAACAGCGCGGCAACTGACAGCAGTGTGACAACGACGCAACAGTGCAGTATGGGGCCAGACCCAGGCGGGCAGACTGCCCTGATCCTCACAAACACCACAAACCAAACGGCTACAGTGCAGATTGCGCCTTCGGACACGCCCAGCCTTTATCAGCCGTATACGTATCTCGGCTCGGCAATCACAGCGGCGGCGAATACCAGCGTCGGCTTTCCCATCGTGCCTAGTGTGTGGTTGCGCTGCACGTTTTCGACGGCTCCGAGCAGCGGCAACTTGATTCTCAGCCGGTAATGGCAAAGGAAGTAGAGCTTCTCCTCCAGCCGAAGCAGCTTGAGATCGGTAAGCTGATGTACCGCACCGGCCCCGATGCGGCAACGTGGATCGGTGGGGGTGGAGCGAGAGCTGGCGGCAAGTCGGGCGGACTCAGGCGCATCATGCTGGACAGGCGGTTGCAGCGGCCGGGGACGCCGGGAGTCATTCTCAGGCGCATCTATAAAGATGTGAACGAAAACCACATCCAAAAGTATTTCGCCGAATATCCCGAGTTGCTGCCTTACTGGCGCGCAACCGATCAGGAGTTCAGGCTCCCCAACAAGTCGAGGCTGTGCTTCCGGTATGCCGAGAATCAGCAGGCGGTCGATCAATCGTTCTGGGGACCGGAGTGGTACGACATCTTCGTTGACCAGGCGGAGCAGTTCACGGAACGCGAGCTAACGATCATCAAGAGCGCAAACCGCTGGCCAGGCGCGCCGGTGAACGACTGCAAAACGGGCCTGTTCTTCAATCCAGGCGGGATCGGTACAGAGTTCCTGCGCCGGGTATTCCATCAAAAGCGATTCCATGAACGAGAGCGCGCGCAGGATTTCGCGTTCGTGCACCTGTTCGGCTGGGATAACTATGTGTGGTTTGAGCCGCTTGGGATCAGCGCAAAGGACTTCTATGCGTTGCCGGATGGATTGAGAAGCGGTGAGGAGTGTCCGTGCGGAGCAGCGGGCGATGGTCCTGAGTTCATGTGCTGCCGGTTCCACTTGTTCATCAATCGCACGGCTGAGGGCAGGAAGCTGGACACGCTGCCTCCGAGCCTGCGCGCCGGTCATCTGCTTGGCAGCTTCGACTCATTCGCCGGCCAATACTTTGCGGGAGTGTGGGATGAGAGCAAGCTGATTCTGTCGGCGCACCAGCAAGAGCGGCTGGTTCAGGCATGGTGGACGCGCTGGATGGCTCACGATGATGGGTTCGTGCATCATGCTTCTATTGGCTGGTTCACGAGTGGCAAGGTAACCCCAAAGCAGTTCGAGGATGTGTTTGGCGTCAAGATAAGCGATGCGGTCAATGTGGTGGTGCTGTATCGGGAGCTTAACCTTGCCGAGACGGAGCCGGGAGAGTTGATCCGCATGGCACGGCGGCAGACGACGCTTGAAGAGTCGAAGACGATGATGCGCTATTTCCTGAGCGTGGATGCCTGGGAGAAGGACTCCAAGGGTCATAGCGTAGCCGATGAGATCAGCCGGGAACTATTGCGGGTTGAGAAGGTGCCTTACAAGGACCGCGAGTTGCAGGTGACATTCCCCTATCCCGAGCAGGCGACGAATGCGAGGATTGGCGGCTGGCGCTATATGTACGCCATGATGAAGAAGACCTGCGATGTGCTTGATGGGTGCATGAATCCGAGCCGCGAGGACGACGACTACGAGCGCGAGGGTGGGGGTTACTCTTTGAATACGCCGCTGTTTTTTATCTCTGGCGACTGTCAGGAGACGATTGAAGCGGTTCCGATGGCGATCCGGGATGACAAGCATCCGGGCCGGGCGGAGGATGTTTTGAAGATGCCGACAATGAGTGATGACATTCTCGACCGGATGCGTTACGGTTTAATGAGCGTGCTGAATCCAAAGGAGAAAGCGCCATTGCCGGTCCGGATGCAGGAGAAGTGGCAGGAGATGGGCGCGGCGGATCACACGGTCAAAGCGATCCAGATGAAGAAGATGGAGCACGAGGCGCAGCAGAGCGCGAAGGGGAGGAAGTCGAGATGGGCGAGGTGACAGGGACAACCTTATCCGAGCGCGAAACCTGGGTGCGCGAGCAGCGCGAGGAAACCGCTAAGGCTCGTATGGAGACCCAGGAGCAGGCAACCCGGCGCAAGCGTGAGATACTCAAGAACGTGAAGCGCGGCCCGCGAGAGGAGAACGATTACCGTGATTAGACGCTGGCTTAGAGCATGGTTAGGCATCGAAGCGATGGAAGAACAGGCAGCGGATGACCGAGATGCAATCAGAGCATTTTCGCAGGAAGTCAAGGCGCACCAGTTAAAATCATTGACACGCCCCGCCCCGGAAGCGCAAGATTCTCACAGGAAGCCTCTTAGCGGCGCACAGTTGCGTATTGCGGCGGCTCGACAGAACATCACGGTACCGATGCCGACACAGGCGGAAAGGCTGGCAAATGGCTGAAAAGATGAAAGGTATGGGCGGTTTAGGCAAGATGGGCGGCGAGTTCACCAAGGCCGAGAAGCCGAACCTGCGCGATGAAGACAAAGGCAAGCGCGATCCCGAGAAGGCCGAAAAGGGGAAGGTTGACGGGGATGGCGGGGAAACCCAGACCACCATCACCCATCATGCGGATGGCACGCATACATCCGAGCACCAGGACGGAACACGCGAGGAGCACCCCGACCATCTTCACATGCTGGCGCACATCGGTCACAAGGTCACGGGCGGAGATAAGCACCACATCGTCCACCACGACGGGATGAGCGCGCACAGCCACTCGATTGGCGAGGATGGACAGCACGACGATCACGCCGAATCGAATTCCGCAGAGGATGCCAAAGGTGCGCTGGACAAGTTCCTTGGGGAAGAGGCTGAGGAGCCGGAGCATCAGCATGGCGGCGGAGAAGAAGAGGAATCGGAAGCTGAACCGCAGTATGGCGGAATGCAGGGTTAAGGCGCTGGTCGATCTCGGAACCAGAGCACGGTTGCAGTGCATATAACGAGTCATCGGTAAAGGAGTCTCACCATGGCACTTAGCAGGTTTTCAGGAGAATTCAGCGCCTTCGAGTTCGCGTATGGAATCAATCCAGCCGTTGCGCCTCTTCTGGCGATCAACGGTCCAGCCGCAACTGGAGCCGGAACGCTCACGCTCGCTTACGGCTATTTCACCACCCAAGACGGAACGGTAGTCAACTACCCACTGAATACCAACGCGCCGATTACCGTTGGCTTGACTCAGCCGGAAACTGTAACGCCCAGCGCCGTATCGAACAGTACGCCGGGAATCTATGGCTCCCCGACCGTCACTGCAACATCATTCACCTATCTGCACGGCAATGGCGATGAAATCCGCTCCGGAACCGTGGGCCTGCAAGAAGCGATCAACTACTGCTACAACGTGTACGGAGGCGGAACGGTTTTCGTGGACGCGCGGTGGGCGATGTTTGGCGGAACGAGCGCCATGATTGCCTCCGTAGTGGTTCCTCCGAACGTCACTATTGCGGATATACGCAATGGCTTGTACGCTACGGCGAGCAACACTTTCGGGTCGGTTTCGCAGCTTGCGGCCCCGACTGCTGTTTCGACCTCTGCGGCCACCTATGGCCTGCTGACCGCCGGAACCACTGGCGGCTCCATTCCGGCTTCGGGCACCTATCGCCTGGCGCTGACTTACGTGGATGCGTTCGGCGGTGAGACTTCGATCTCGACCGATACCAACTCACTGGCGACAATCGCTGTATCGGCTGGTTCAACCAATACGATTTCGCTCACCAGTCCTGCGGCGTTGACAGGAGCGGTTGGCTATCGCGTTTACATGACCGCCGCCGGCGGCGCTTCACTCTCGGAAATCCTGTATCCGGTCGGAAACGCGGCCATCACGGGAACTGCTGCCAGCGCTGCTACATTGGGCGCTTATGGTCTGCCGAGTTTCGCAATCGGAACCCCCGTAACGATCACCGCGATCATCACCGGAACTGCCAAGATTCCGGCGGCGAACACGGCATACGCAAGCGGTACGATTTCGACTGTACCGGCTCCAGTGGCCAGCTATCCACCGTTTGCCGCGCTGGGCACTATCGCTGCTGCTGCTACCGGCACGCTGGGCAGCGTGAACCTTCCGGCTGGGTTTCTGAACACCCTTGGCAAGACTATTCGCGTCAAGGGAATGTATTATGTGACGACCAACGGAACAGGAGGAACGGTTACGACCGAATTGATCCTGTCGTCCATCGTTGGAGTCACTTCGATTATGCCGTTCACCGTCGTCTCGCCTTCCATCGGAGGATCGGTTCTGACGGTCAACGGTCTTTTCGAGGCGCTGTTCGTGACAGCGGCAACGGGCACGAGCGGCACGCTGGAATGCCATGGATTTGTGGCTTACAACGTGGCCGGAACCGCGGTTTCTTCGGTGGCACAGGACAGCGTTATCACGGTGTCTTCAACCGTCGATCTAACCAAACAGCTTAACCTGTCGGTTGCCCATCTTAATACCACGCTTGGTACTTCGGTGTCTCAGTTGCGGCAGTTGACGGTGGAGGTTCTCAAGTAACGATGCCAGCCAAGAGCCTAGCTCAGTTGAGATGGGTTAACTCCCCAAGCGGCCACAAAGCCCTTGGGGAGTCTGGCGTCAAAGAATGGGATCAAGCAAGCAAGGGATTGAAGTTGCCAGAAAAGAAACCGGAACGTAAAGGGTTGTATGCCGCAAGGAAGAAGTGAGCGATGCGCCAGTTGATTTCATCCACTCCGTTCTATCGCAGGGACTTGCGCTTTTGCGAGTTGCAAGTTCCTCGCGTGATAGACGGCAAAACCGTGTTCGTGATCGAAAAGAAGTCAATGTTTCGGATGCTTCGATTCTGGATTCAGTGGTACATCAAGGCTCCATTCAGGGATTTCCTGCTGAGGAGCGAAAATCGGCGGATAGCTAACGGAAAATATCCCACACTGTTCTGCTATAGATGGGCGGTGTTCAATATCAGACTTCAGAAGAAGAAATGGTTGAAGAGGTAAGCGATGGCCAATCTCTATCAGGCAAAGCGCGATAAGATGCCCAAGAGCGAGTTTGCGGGGAAGGGAACATCCTTTCCCATAAATGACGCGAACCATGCGCGCTTGGCTATCGGCGGGGCGACACGCTCGGAGCGGGCGGGCAACATCTCCGCATCCGAGGCTGAAAAGATCAAAGCAAAAGCGCGCGGCAAGTTGTATTCAGGTGGAAGATGAGCGAAGAGAACCTCAACCAGCAGGCCGATGCCGCTATCGAGCAAGCTCTCGACGTTGCCGACATTCTCACGGACAAGCAGAAGGCGCTCGCCAATCTGGAGTTTCTGCAAAGGGAATATTGGCGCGTCCGCAACCGCAACAATGCCCAGCGGTACATGCGCTGCCCTTACTGCACGGAAGACAAGCGGATGCGGAACTTCCCCGGAAGTGTGAAGCTGTGCTGCGTTATGTTCGCTAAGGCGCTGAAAGCGATTCTCGACCGGCAGGATGCAGTGGACCGGGCGCAGAACCCGGCGAAGACCATCGTGCGGATTGCGGAAATGGCGGCGAAGAACTGATGGCAAGTCCTGCAATCATGCCCGCACCCACCGAGCAGAATGCCGACACGGGCGGCGCTCCAGTCACGCAGCAGCCTCAGCCATCCGAGCCTATGTCGTTCGGCAAGAACAACCGCAAGCTGCCTGACGAGTTGAAAGAGGTTCTCGAAAGCCTCATCAAAGACTTTCAGCAGCAGGAGAAGTTCGACCGCATCTATGAATTCCTTCTTGACCGCAAACTGCGCTGCTACGACGACGGTGTACAGCACTTCTACGGCAACAATGGCACCGGAGTTTATCAGATCGGCGAGGCCGGCGGTTCGATTGATATTGGCGGTGAGCAGGTTGAGTGCTCAGAGTATCTCGATACCTACAACATCGCGCGCGCGCGCCGCCGCACCATCGATGCGGTTCTGACGCAAAGCCCTCCGGGAATCATTTTCGAGCCTGACAAGCCGGATTACGATCCCGATATTCAAGCGTCTGAAACAGCGGAGGGCTACCGGCATCTCTTCGACCAGAAGAACGATGTAGCCGACATTCAGCAGTCGATCACCCGATTTTTTGAGCTTTCCGGCCGTGTGGTGGCGTGGACATACACTGCGGCTAATCAGCAAAAATGGGGCTTGAACGATCAAGGCCAGCCGCGGCGCATGGAGACGACGGAGATTTTCGGGACTCTTGAATCGAAGGTTCCGATCATATGCCGGAATCAGGATGGCGCTCTTTATTGCTTCCTCTTCAAAGATCCGAATATCCTGACCGCCCGCGATGAGAACCCGTGGCTCCAGGATGAGAATGGAACATGGAAGATTGCCGAGGGTGAGGGCAGCATTGGCGAGACGGACTGGGAGCGTTATGCGCGCCTGGGAGTGCGCCAGACCAAGAAGGGCAATATCCAGATTTCCAATGCGCTGAATCATCTAGTGACAGAACTGCACGCCTTCATCCGGCCCGCCGCTTTCCGCGCCACATGCTGCGATAAGGTCTACACCGGGGCATCCGGTTGGGATGAGCAGGCAGAGGATTACGTGCGCGAGCCAGCCACGAATGAGGATGGCGAGCCGATGAAGGTGGGCGACATGCTGCGCAAGCTCTATCCCGAGGGCGCGCATGTAGTCTACATCGGCAAGGTTTACAGCGAGTCAACCCCGGATTCGATGGACGATTGTATCGACATAGTGATGAGCGAGAAGAGGGATTCACTGACCGGCGGCGCGCTTATGGAGCCGATGATTCCCATTCAAGATGGCTTCAACGACTTCAAGAATGCCGAACGCGAGTTCTACGAAAAGGGCTGGCCGGTCACCTGGTTCAAGGGCGATCAGACGGATTACGATGCGTTCATTGCTCAACAGGCAAGACCAGCGCAATTCGCTCTATTGAAGAATCCGCTGGGCGGTCCTGAGCTTCCAGTCGAGAATCAGTTTTACAAAGAGCCTGACATGACCGCACCTGAGACGTTCGTGCAGTGCATGGAGGACTATCGCGGGCCGCTCTCGCAGGATATTACGGGCGCTTCCCCGGCGCTTGAAGGAGTAGCTGGCCCACACGATGAAACTGCCAGCCAGCGGGCAATGGACAAGGCTCAATCGATGGGCATTCTGGGTCCGACATGGAGCCGCGTGCAACTTGTCTTCGCCGGGATTTACAAGAAAGCCGCCTTGGCCGCATCGAAGAACCCTGACCACGCCAAAGAGATCACGGTTGCGCTGGGCAACAAGCAGACAGCCACGATTCAGTTGCAGAGACTATCTCGCGGCTCGTTCCACTGCAAGCCGGATACCGATTCCACTTTTCCAGAATCGACGGCGGCAAAGCGGGCTACGCTGGGCACGCTGCTCCCGCAGATTGCAACCTCGCCAATCGGGGCCGAGTTCATCAACGATCCAGAGAACTGGGAAGAGGTCATGCGGATTGAGGGTTTGGCTGAGGATTTCTCGGTCATCCCGGCCGAGGCGGCGCGCAAGCAGATACGCGAGATCGACATTCTCATCCGCGAGGCTCCGGTCCCGAATCCTGCGGTCGCACTCTATCAGCAGCAACACGCGGCGCTGGCTATCCAGGCGCAACAGGCGGGCTTGCCCGAGCCACCCTATCAGCCTCCGCCGGATGAATTGCCGTCGATTCAGCCAAAGAAGCGCGATTACCACAAATGGGAGCTTGCTCAATGCCAGAGATGGCTATCGAGCGATGCCTGCTGGCGGCTAGAAGTGCAAGGCGATCTCGAAGTAGAAACGGCACCCGCACAACCGCCATTGCCACCGATGCCCGGATATTCCGATAATCCGCATGTGCGCAACGTGGAACTGCACGCCGATATGCACGAACAGTTTTTGCAGCAACAGGAGATGGCGCAACAGGCAATGATGCCCCCACCGCCAGCCCCAAAGGGAGCGCCTGGAACACAGTCGCCCCAAGCCCATCCACAAGTACAGGCCAATGCCCAACCTCCGGGCGCGCCTGGCCAACCGACGATGTAGGAGAGTGGTATGCCAGATGAAGGCGCGGCCGCAACGCTGGAATCCCCGGCGGTAGATTCGGGGTTGGTCGAAAGCAGCACAACAACCGATACCTCAACCGATACTACAAATTCAAGCGGAACAGGAACTACGGATGCTATTGACAATTCAGATACCCCCGTTGCGGGCGAATCTGGGCATCTACGCGGGGCGGAACTCTACAAATCGGTCAAAGAAAAGCTCAAAGCCAGCGGCCTGAGCGCCGCCGAACAGCGCAGTATCCGCAACGCGATTCACATTGCCGACAAAGCCGACAAGCTCTCTGGCGGCAACCTTGAGGCGTTTGAGACTGAACGTGGCATCCTCGCCAAGCTCTCCGACGATCCAGACGCGGGTTACACGCCGGAGCAGATTGTCCAGAATACCCTTGAGGAGCGCAAGTTCTGGCGCGATTTCGACAGCAACTTCCACAAGGCAGACGGTCAGATCATCAAGGACATGGTTGCGGCCAACTCCGAGAGCTTCCAGAAACTCGCTCCGATGGCGATGGATGAGTTTGCGCAGGTCAATCCCGAAGCATTCAGCGGATACGTTGCCCGGAGCGCCAAAGGGTATCTCGACGGCAAACAGATTCCTCTCAAGTTCGCCATTCTGGAGACATTTCTGCCCTCCATGCCCGACTTCCCCGGAAAAGACCGCGTCGTGGAAGCGATTCAGGCCATTTATGGTGCCTTCGACGGCCTGGACAAGATGGCAAAGAATCCAATCACGCCGAAAAAGGCAGAGGGGCAGACAGAACAGCCGGGAACGATGCACCAGGTCCAAGATACTACCGAGGGGCTTACGATTCGCGCGAACCGGGCGGAGTGGCAGCCGGCGGCGGAGGCCGAGGGCATCAAGATCCGCACTGCGGAGATGAATCGCGTTGCCGCACATCAACAAGTGACGCTGGACGATGCTGACCGCGAGAAAATCCGCGTTGCGGTGAATGAAGAGGTCAATACCCGGCTCGAAGTCAACGTAAGGTACAAACAGGCCATGCGGGAATACCTTTTGAAAGGCAACCGCAAGGCATATGTGGACCGAGCGACCTCAGAGCAGCAGAAGATCGTTGCTGGGATCACGCAGCGGCATACGCAAGCCGTGATCGACGCAAAGAAGGCCGCTGGCGCATCGAAGACGGCTCAGAATGGCAATGTGAACGGCCGGAAGACGGTCCAGAACGCGCAGCCAACCAAAGATGGAGCAGGAAACCTGATTCAATGGCTCTCCGGCCATCCGAAGACGCTGGGCAAGCAAGTAGATCTGCGGCGCACGACAAACGGGATGCTGGCGCGGCAGGAAGCATATCTTGTTGGCGAAAAGGGGCTGTACAAGTGGCGTCCGAAGACAGCATGACGGATTTTATTGACTTTACGCGCTGAGAAGTGCGTAAATAGCAGTAATGTAACAAAGTTTCACCGGCATCGACAGGCATAACGGCACCGCCCGATTAAACGGAGCCTGAAACTACCGCACAGCACCACACTGGCAGTCGCCAAGACACAGCAGCCCGCTGCAAAGGGCGCGACCTACAGCGAATTTCCTTATCAGGAGAATCGTATGGGCATCGCGTCCGTAGACCAATCGTTAGCATTACAGCAGGAGTGGGTAAGGCCCGAAGTAGAAGACCTCGCCCTTAGTGCTTCCGTCCTCTGGAAGCGGTTCAAATCCACCCAAAAGAAAGATGTTTCCGGGCGTCTCGCCCGCGTTCCCACCATGCCGTCTCGTGGCGGCAAGCCCCGTGTCGCCAACCTTGACGGCGGCGATCTCGGCCTTGGCAGCGCACCCACCACCATCCCAGGGCAGGTGACCACCACTACCCTCATCATGGCGTGGAGCTATACCAAGGAAGCCGAGTACGCGACCGATTCCGACGAAAAGGCGATTGAGGATTTTGCTACCCTGACCCGCTCGATTGCTCCAAAGGCGTTCGCGGACTTCATGGACACCGTGATTCAGGGAAACGGCTCGAACACTCTCGACACCATCGTTTCGACCGTGGTTACCGGCTCAAACATCACCGGCTTTGTCGTCAACAATGCCAACTTCTTCCTCGACGATCAGGACTTGGACATTTGGAGCGCGCTGGGAACCACTAGTCCGGTTGCCTCCATCACCATCGAATCCACCGACATCCTGAATAACACCATCTGGCTGGCGAACCCTATTCCGACCTCCCTCGGCATCACCGCCGGCTATCTGCTGCTTGTGAGCAATTCACCTGGGCAGGCCAACACCGGCGTCTTCGGCCTCCGCTACTACCAGGTTGGCACCAACACCGGCAACTACCTTGGCATCCAGCGCAGCGCATGGCCGGGGAAGTACCTTGTGCCCACCCTGGCAGTCAATGGTGCCCTGACTCCGCAGGTTGTTCGCGCCATCTTCTCTCTCGTGGAACTTTCCAAGGGTGAGGAAGTGATCGAGGGCGAGGGCATGTTCGGACACTGCAATGTGGATGTCCGCGACGCATGGGAGCAGAATGCTCTGCTGGTGCAGCGCATTGACTACAACGCAGCCAAGGGCGACACCAGCGAGGATATGCTCAAGCGCAAGGCCGCGACAACCATCGGTGGCCGCGAGTTGCTTGTCAATCCGCGTGCGCTCCCCGGCTACCTCGACATCCTCAAGGAGAAGAACCTGTTCCGCATCGAAACAGTTCCCACGGACTTCTACGATGTGGCAGGGCAAACCCTCTTTCCGCTGTACGGACAGTCGGGCGGTATTGCTGCCAGTCTAGTGTTTTATATGATCTGGCAGGGGCAACTGGCTGTGGTGCAAAGTCGAGAGGGAGCCTTTTTGAGCGGGATCACAATTCCGACAGGTTTGTTCGGTCATTAGGATCAAGGTAGCCCGTAAGGAATGTAACTTGACGCTGACGATCTCCAACACGCTGGAAATCCCCAAGCCGAGCCAATGGCCTATACCGATGGCCCGGTTTGGGGTGGTTCCGAATGGCCGGCTCAAGGGCGAACCAATCTATCGGATTGTCTTTGCGCCGACCTGCAAGAAGCTCATCTTCGGAATGGATTCGCATGGTGTAGTCGGAGCGCATGTGCGGGCAAAGCATGGTCCTTGTGGAAACAAGTGGATTCTGGAAAAGTGGATCAGCGGATGGGAAGCCTGCAAAATGTCTCCTGCCGAGTACGAGCGTTGGGGGCCGCGCGATCCGCAATCAGGCATGTTGCTGGAAGGGCCATATCCGCACGATGGGATTTACGAGCACTGCTGGACCTTCGATGCAATCGAGGACATTTCCGGAGTGGATCACATCATCGGCCTGATTCACAGGGGCGCAATGCGTTCTGCCGCGCAGATCAAGGCGGGGAATGCAGAACTCGACGCCAAGGCGGAGAGGGAAGAGTCCGATAGGCGCTTCCAACGATGCCGGGAAACAGAACCGCTTTATGGGGTGCGGTCGGCAAACTTTGCTGGTACTCCGAAGGCGGTCAACCATAAAACCGTGAAGACACCAATAGCGGCGAACGATCTTGGAATGCCCACGCGCCGGGGTTCGGTGGTTTCAATGAGAGGACCAAAGGTGAACATCAATGGCGGTATTTGACCCGACAATGACGGCTGACAAGGTGGCGGCAACGCTGCCCCAGGACGCTCTGAACGGTTCCGGCCACGCGCCCGATTCACCGGGATTCGTGCAGACCAAGGGCTATTACGACGCTACACGCAAGAAGCGCGGCGGTCCGAATCTGCCTCCCGAGTTGGAAATCAACAAGAAGTACAAGAAGATGCGCGTCCGCATTTTCAACGTCGGCCCCTGGGCGCATATTGTCCCGCTTGGCTCTGTTGGAACGGTCTACATACCGGCGTGTCCTGAAGACAAGCCTTATGTCGAGATGCTGACCGAGCTGCATGAACTTGAAGAGGAGCTTTACCCCTCGCGTGACAAGAAGGAATACAAGCGCCTTCAGGAAGATGGCCGCAAGATGGCCATCGAGATTCTAGGCGAGGGACGCAATCAGGATCGCAAGCAATCGCGGCGCAATGCTGGTGTATTCATTGCCGAGGGCGAGATTCCAACGGCGGCGGAGATCGCGGAAGCAAAGCGCAATCTGCTTCCCACTTGCCAGCAGATGTGCGATTACATGGACCGGCTATGGGATCGGGATCGCAAGCTGGCCTACGACGTGTTCAATCCTGAGACATTCGGTAAGGCGGCGCGGGTTCTCAATATGAACGGAAAGCCGTGGCAATCGAGCGGCGAACCATCCACGAACATCAAGTGCCCTGCCTGCCGCGCTTCGGTCGAATCCGATGCCCCGATCTGCCACAACTGCAAGGGAGTCGTCAACGAGGATGCATGGCTGGCACTCGAAGCGAAACGCCAGGCTCTCGCTGCCGCGGCTGCCCCAACAAAGAGCAAGTAACCGGAAAGGAGGCGCGATCAATGAGTCCGATTCCGCCTCCTGCGGTTATTGCTCCGTTCGATACGCTGGAGAGCGTGTTGAACGGAGCGCGTACCCGCCTGAATGATGCCATTGCCTCACTGGGCGGCGACATCCTCACCGATACACAGCCTTTCACCGGCACCATGACCAATTTGGCATGGCGCAAGTTGCAGGCGTATCTTGCCAACCTCGGGTACTCGAATTACAAGCGAAAGTTCTGGGCAATCGCCATGCCCGTGACGGCGACTTTCGACCCATCGCAGCCGAATATCTGGACATGGACCGCCTACTTCGATGGCACGAGTTACTGGTCAACCCCGCAAATCAACGTGTTGCCCTTCGACTTGATCTGCCCGCTGTACCTGCGTGAGCGGCAGACGGGCAGCAATTCGCGCTTCATCCCCATGAAGTACATGGTTGACGGGCTGATCGAAACGCGAAAATATCCGTGGAACCGCCAGTGGGAGTGGAAGAACAACGGCATCTATTTGCCTGGGACCACAACCTCGGTCGATCTGGAAGTCGAGTATGCGGCCTACGATGCGGATTTTGTCACCACCAACAATATCCTCGGTAATCCAAGCGCGTTTCCGGTCCTGACTCCGGCTAATATGTATGTACCAATCATGCGCTGCCAATCGGCATTTACTAACTTTCTGTGCGCCGAGGCTCTGATTGGCCGGGATGAGGATGGGGCTACGAGCGCGGCGGCCGGATGTGTTACGGAAGCCAAAGAAGATGCCAAGCTCGTGATGAACAACGAGGTCAAATTGAAACAGAGGACTCCGGTGCAGCGCGGCGCTTATTCGTCGCGTGGCCGGGGACGTGGAAGCGTGTACGGAAATCAGTATTAAGGAGAGCATCATGGCAATCGCAGTTTCAGTCGTCAAAACGTTTCTTGGACAAAACGATGCAAGTCAGCAATATCAGATCGTTCGCCTCAAGTTTGTGCTCACCGGCAACTACGGCGGCGCGGCAACCCATGGCGATACTGTGAACCTTTCGACCGTTTACGGCATTCAGAGCAAATCGGTTCCGGTCCACATTGACCTTTACGAAGCGCCGCCGGCGGGAACGGCTACGACCGGCTATATCTGGACATTCTGCCCTGGAACGAATCAGACCAATGGGGTCATCAACATCATGAGCGGAGTAGCCTCGGAATACACGCAAGGTTCGGCCTACAGCAACGCTTTGCTCGGCGTCGTGCTTTATGGCGAGGCGTGGTTCCCGGCATTTGTCTAGGGGTTGACCAGTGGGCCGTTATAACCCATCAGGCGCGGTGCCCGTCCCCCTGGCTGTCTTCGGAAGCTGGGTTACGGACGTGTCTCCGGACGCGCTGCCGGAGAACGTCTCGCCAGATAACCAAGAGGGCATCTACGGGGCCGGTTTCTTCGCCTCCCGGCCTGCATTCCAGAAAGTAGCGGGAATCACGTTTCCGGCGGTTGGCGGCGTGATTCCCACCGGCGTTTACGGAAAGAGCTTTGTTACCCCCACCGGGGACATCAAGAATCTCTATCTCGATTCCGCTGGGCGGTTGTGGGTCGAGGATTTGAGTGTTTCTCCGGGAACATTGACGCTGTTGCTGCAATCCACGCCGGGAAGTTACTGCCGCTCCATCACCAAGTTTGGGCGCGAGTATATAGCTATCTCAGATGGCCTGCATGGGCAGGAGATGCCCCTACAGTACGACGGAACGTATCTGGACAGGGTAACGCAGAATGGACCCGCTACGCCTCCCACGGTGACCAGCGTAGCCCTTCCAGCAGTCAATATGGCCGCATCCGGCAATACGCTCACGCGCATCAACGATCAGGTGTTAGCGGCAACGGCTACGCCCCACGGATTGAAGGTTGGGTACCAGGCGCAGATTGCCAACGTTCCGGACTCGAATGCGACCACGGTAAACCAGTCCATCACTTCTCCCAGTCCATATGGACAAACGGCCTATGGTGGATGGTCGTATGTCGGCAGTCAGTGGAGATCGAATTTCAATCCGGGGACATCTCCTCTCTCCGGGTTTATCGCGGTACCCGTTCCGGGTTTCTCGATTCCATCGACTGCCATCATCTTAGGTGTAACTGTAAGTTTCGGAATCAACTCGCAATCCTCCACAACGGGCACGGTCGCTCAAGTGGCGCTCTGGAATAGTTCTGGACAGGTAGGCACAGCCAAGACGCCGGGAACGGCTATCACGACCACAGTTACCCAGAATTCCTATGGCGGCGCTGCTGACACATGGGGCGCGTCTCTTACGCCGACCGTGGTCAATGATCCCACCTTTGGATTCGCCATTTCCATCGCGGCGGATTCGGTGCGAGACTTTCTGAATGGTCCCTATACGATTCAGATCTACTACACGCTCTCCGGTTCGCGCACGGTAGCGATTGTGTCCTCTATCGTCATCAACAACGAAATCGCGCCGGGGTTGGCCTTGGTGACCACAACACAGCCGCATGGTTTGATTCCAGGGATCGATATTTCTCTTGTCGGCGTGCAACCGGCGACTGTTTCCACAATCTCTGCGGCGCAGTGGACCGCTGGCAAAACCACAATAACGACGACAAATAGTCACAACCTGCAACCGGGAGCCGTGCTTCAAGTTTCCGGGGTAACGACTGCGACGGTCAGCACTTCGTTCAGCTTCAACAGCAACAGCGTGACGGTAGAATCGGTCCCCTCGCCGAATCAGATTTCCTACTTTCAGACTCCGATCACGGCAAATGACCCCGACGTTATCAATGCCACGGCTAATACAGGAACGCTCTCCGTGTCGTGGCCGATCCCGGACAATACGCCCACGCCAACCTATTTCGAGGTTGATTCCTGCCCAACCGCAACCACATTTTACATCGCGGTGACTTATGCGGATGGCACATGGACAAGCGGCACGGTGGGATTCGCGTGGGAGGGCACCTTCTATGTTACGCAGGTGGTGGACTCGACCCACTTCTACTACTATCAACCGGGGCCGGACGGGTCCACGTCGGCTGTGGGCACCGTTACGCCTTTTGGTCAGGCTGCGCCGGGATTGCATCTTTGCCAGGTTCTCTACCTGACGCGGCAGGGAGCCATCACCGCACCGAGTCCGCCCATGACGGTCATTCTGAATGGTGGGCAGTATGTGAGCGTGAGCAATATTCCTAAAGGACCGTCCAATGTGATTGCAAGGATTCTTGCCTTCACAGGAGCGCAACCGGACGTTCCTGGAGAATTGCCGCCGTTCTTCTACATTCCCGTTCCGGCGCAGTTAGAGGGGCAAGTTGTCTCGACAGCCACGCAGATCAATGACAATACGACCACGACGGCGCTACTCGACTTCTCAGACAATACTCTCTATGCGGCCATTGGAATCAGCATACCCGGCAACAATCTCGCCTCGCAGATTGTGGTTGAAGGGGCGCTTGGATTCAGGACATACCTTGACCGGCTATTGACGTTTGGCCAGCGGAACACGGTCGATAACTTCCTGAACATGGGGTTCGATGCTGATGCTCCGTTTACTTTTGCCGGGAACTTTACTCTCAGCGCCCCGCAGGGATGGCAATTGGTGACGGGCGCGGGCAACATTACGGCGCTGACCAGCCGCCCCGCCGGAGGCCAATTCCAGAACAATAATTTCAACGTAGTGACGATCCAGCAGGGCGCGTATCTGGACGCATACGGCAATCCGATTCTGCAACCTAACACTCAATACAAGGCCCGCGCATGGATTCAGATTACGGGTGGACCTATAAGCAGCGGTTGGGTCGAAGTTATTCTTTGGTCCACAGGAACCGGCCTCATTGCAAATGGCTTCTTCCCTGTCACCACGCAGGCCACGTTTACCGGCTGGGTGGAAGTCACGTTCTCCGCGAAAACTCCGCTGACAATTCCGGCCAATCTTCAATTGCAGGTTTCGCTCTACAACGGCGGCGGCGCTGGTCAAATATGGATTGATGAGCTTTCCATTATCCCTGTCCTGACGCCTTATCTCGACAATCGTTCTTTCGCCAGCTACGTAACCAACCCCGAGGGCATGGACGGAGACACAGGAGACTGGGGGCCGGACGATACCGCGAAGATCATGGACATGGGGATCGTGCGCGGGACGCTGCACGTTGTCACGCAAGCGCCAGGAGGCAAGCTGCACTCCACCAATGGAAGCAAGGTAGCAGAGCCGTCAGGATGGGAAGTGGAGCCGGTACAGGGCAATTGCGGCGCGCTCTCGGCATTCTGCCTGACCACTTCGCAAGCGGACGATTCCAGCGAGGCAGGCGGAGACGATTGGATGGCATGGGCTAGTGATGTAGGGGCCATCATATACGGCGGTGGTCTGCCTGAAAAGATCAGTCAGGAAATCCAGCCGAATTGGAATGAACCGACGCGCTCGAATACGGCTGTGCAGATCAACATGGCGGCGGCTGCAACCGTTTGGGCGCTCAATGATCCGGTGGCGCGCTTGCTGATGTTCGGCATTCCCATTGGTTCCGCAACCGCTCCCAACCAGGTCTACGTGCTGAATTACGAGCACCTGGGCAGTTCGCAGGCCATCGCAAGCTCACCGCCATTCCATCCGTCCTTTGCCGGAAAGCTGATTGCCACAGACAATTCGCGCAAGTGGACGCACTGGCTGCGCCCTATGAACGGTGCGGCTCGCATGTACCGTTCGGCTGGCCAGTTGAGCAACGTGTTCTTTGGAGGAAACGGTCAGACACTTGGCGCGGCGGCTGGGTTTGGCAGTATCTATACGCTCAATCCGGCGAAATTCACCGACGACGATTATGGTCAGATTTTCCCGTACTACACGACCTATGCGTTCCTGGACCCGGAGAAGGCGCAGGCACTCCAACTCAAAGGCGGGAGAATCTCTCTGGCGTACCTGATGGCGGCGCTGCAATATACTGGGCAGGTGACGGCAAGCTATTTCCCTGAGAAGATCACGAACCTGTGGCCTCTGAGCACGACTCGTTCCGGCAGCGGAAGCGCGAACTTCGATATTGAGTTTGGCGGCGGTGCGGTAACCGGGAATAGGATTTTCATCCAGATTGCCAGTTCGCCGGTAACGGGAACTGACAACGGCTTCAAGCTGACTCGGCTCTCCGCGTTCATCAAGAATGCTCGCCTATTGATCGGAGGCAGGAACGCATGACGGTAAATATTCGCAATCTCGACTGGCTGCGCTCCCTCAAGCTCGACGGGCATCCTGAATTCGGGGCGCGGCTGCATGAACTTGTGACGGACCTCAAGAATAGCGTCTCGACAATCGAGCAGCAGACCAACAGCAATGCCGCCGGAACGCCAACCGCGCCAACGCAGCCCGACGCGCTTCACATCGTCCCGCATCCGGCTGGCGTGCAATTCGCAATCACGCACAAGTCGGACTTCTACAAAGGCATCAGCTACCGCATCGACGCGACGGCCGGCGGCGTGACGCACACATACGATGTGGGGGCATCGCGCAACGGGATTCTGCCGGTGGGCAACCTGAAAGCCAATTACCAGGTGCGGGCCACTTACCCGAGTGGAGCATCTACCGCCGCGGTGCGCTACCCCAAGACGGTGACGGGCGGAAGTGGCACAGCGGCGCTTTTGCCATCGCAGGGCGCGGGCACAACCAGGGCAGGGCAGCCGCCGGGATTTGGCGGTCCTTATCGCGGTAATACGCCGCCAGTGAGGTCTTCATGAACGTGCGCCCGTTCAGGATCGAGGATTGGCCCGTGCTCAAGGAGATTCACGAGCGCGGGAATCATGGCGATGCGTTCCCGGACGATCTGGCCGATTACTGGGTTGTGGAGGATGCCGCAGGTTTCCCACTCATGGCGGCAGGGGCGAGGATGGTCCCAGAGGTCGGTTTGATCTGCGCTCCGGGCGGTTCGACTCATGCGCTGGTGAAATTGAAGGGTTTATCTTTGCTCCATGAGAAGTTAAGGGATACACTTAGGGCGAAGGGGTTTCACGAGGCCATTATCGACATTGCGCCTCATCTTGCAGCGTATGGGCGGCACCTGCAACGCCATTTCGGATGGAAGTCGTTCGGGACGACGTACAGGCTCCTGGACACGAAAGGCGAAAAGTGAGTACCGGCGCACAAAAAGACCTATTCGCAAACGAGGGAGCAGCCTCCAACCTCTCGAAGAATCTAACCGCGAATGCGGCGAACGTCTACGGCGGATTGGAACCTACGCTTGCCGCCGAAGCCGCGCATCCCGCCGGATACACCCCGGCGCAAAAAGCCATACAGAACACGGCGGCGCAGCAGTCCGCTGGCGGCTCTACAGCGGCTGCCGTAGGGCAAGGTGGCCTCTACGCTGCCCGGACGCGCAACGCGGGCGCTGGAAGCTCGGCAATCGGTAATGCGGTGCGGAGTGCGGGTGCGGGGCTATCGAAGAATGCGGTCGGCACGGAAACCAATAGCGCCAATCTTGCACAAAACAATCAGAGGACCGCTCAAGGCGAATTGAGCAAAGTTGGAAGCACAGAATTAGGCGAAGGCGAGAATGCGCTCGGTTTGAGCGATGAGGCGTTGAAACTTGAGGAGGCAGCCCCTCAATCTTACTGGCGCAAAACAGGGCAGGGATTAGCCACTCAAGGCATAAACGCACTGATTACCGGCGCAACGGGGGGCGGATAAATGGGCGGCTTGACGAATCCACTTCTCGACGAAATCAACGGCCTGAGTCCCGGTGCCAAGGCTGCGCTGCAATCGGCGCACAATGCTGGAACTTCGCAAGCTACCGCGCCAGCCATGCCGACACTTGCTCCCCCTAATCCGGGCTTTGCCGCCGCGCGTCAATCTGCGCAGCCGGTCGGTCCTCCGCCATCGACCGACAGACTGCTTCCTCCATCGCAAGAGTCCACCGTTCCTTCGATCGGTTTGAGTTCGCCTCAGCCGCAAGTCAAAGCCCCGCTCGGCACCAGTACGGGCGATATTTCCGAACGCGCGCGATTGCTCAATACGGGCACCGGAGTTCATCAGATTCAAGATCATCCGGTACTCAAAGCGGCGGCGGGAATTGGCGACTATCTTTTGTCCAACCTGCTTCCCGGCCCAGCTTCCCAGATTCCCGGCACGACCGCGCACCATAACTTCCTGCTCGGCCAGAATACGAAGCAGACGGCTACCGATCTCGGCAATGAGCAGAAGCAGGCCACGACCGCGAAAACGCAGGCGGATGTTCCGTTAGAGCAAGCGACAACTGCGCACACTGCGGAAGAGACATCGGAGATGCCAGCGAAGGCTGCCAGCGAGGAAGGGTTGCAGGGGGCGCAAGCGGAATCGTATAAAAATCCTAAGCCGAAGACCGATTTTGAACTTTGGCGGCAGGACAATCCGACCGGAACCGCTCAGGATTTCCAGGCGATGCTAGCCAAGCCTTTAACGCAAGATGAAGCCGATTCACGTAATGCCGTTTGGGATAGGATCGCTTCTCAGTATCACCTACCTACCGGACAATTCAAGGCCGGGATGCCGTCTGCGGATGCCGCACAGCTTGCTGGGTCGATGAACAATGTCATTAGCCGGGGTCAGGGTGCGCAGTCTATCACCATCAAGCAGGAAGCCGCCAACAAAGGCGGGGACGCGCGCGCCGATAAGAGCTTCCAGTATAACCAGGGGGAACTGGACAAACTGACCAATCCCATCTCGCAACTGACAATGCGCATGGGCAGGATGCAGGACACACTCAATCAGGGATCGCCGCAAGCCGATGCGCTCGTTGGCCCCGAACTGCTTACCGTCATGGCGGGTGGTCAAGGTTCTGGATTGCGCATGAACGAAGCGGAAATCGCGCGCGTCGTCGGCGGGCGTTCCAACTGGGAAACCCTCAAGGCCAACATCAACAAGTGGTCGCTGAATCCGGAGACGGCCAACAGCATCACACCTGACCAGCGGCAACAGATTCGCGCGCTGGTCAAAACGGTTGGCGAGAAGCTGAACGCCAAGCAAGAGATTCTGAACCAGGCGGCTGGCGATCTGGTCAACACAGACGACCCGAAAGAGCATCGCATGATCACTCAGAAAGCGCGGCTGGCGCTGAACGCAATCGACGAAGGGAACCAGCAGGGCGGCGGGAATCAGCCGCAGCGCCCCGCCGGTGTGCCGGATGGATACAACTGGAATCCTCAAGGGAACGGAGGTAAGGGATCATGGCAGCCGCCCAAGCAGTAGAGTACGACGCGCAAGGCAAGCCGCTTCCCCCAACTCCGCAGGGCGTCGAGTACGATGCTGAGGGGAAGCCGCTGTCAACGCAGCCCCCACCTGCGCCTTCTACCGATCCTGGCACTCGCACTCCTACCGGAGAACCAGCCACCGGCGACACGCGCAACAGCTTCCAGCGCACGCTTGACAACCTGACCACTCCAGACCCACGCCGGGAAGAGTGGCAGAGTCCAGTGAGGAACGGAGCCGATACTTTTGCCCGTGGCGTGGCTGAAAACGTGTTGCCGCTGATTTCGCATCCGATCAAGTCTATCGGCGGGATTCTCCAGCGCGGCGGTCAAGCGGTTGCAGACAATCCAGGGAGTTTGACAGGTGCGCTTGGTGACTTTGCCGTTAAACCGCTGGTAGAGCAGGGCGTAAATGACTACCAGACTGGCGGCGCATCGAAAGCCATTCTGCATGGAGCCGGAACCGGAACCGGAATGTGGGCCACTGGAGAACTCGGCGGCGCGTCGATGAAGCCGGTGGCATCTTTGGCGAGTAGCGCACTTGAGGCGATAGGGCGGGGCGGCTTGGAACTTGGTAACAGTGTTCTCGGCGCACGAGGCCCGAAGCCGTTTAAGTATGGTGCTAACCCGGCGCGGGGAGCTTATGAGGAGGGGATTCTCCCAGCCTTGAGCCGCCATTCCGCAGCGATGAAGCTGGAGGACGCAATTCCTAACGTCGGGCAGCGCATCTCCGATAAGGTGATGGCTGGCGGGACCGCGCCGCAAGGCGATATTGCCAATTCCATTGAAAATCCGATCACTGAAGCGGGCAATGTGATGAGTGGGTTCGGCGGTGGAAAGCCACTAGACCCCGTGACAAATCTTTGGGCCTCGATGGAAGAG